GCGGGTCGAATATCACTGCGGCCTCGCCATCCATCGCGAGTGGGTGTGTTTCGAGCACCAGGGCTATGCCCGACTCAAGGCCGAGGGCTGGTGGCAGCGCCGGTCCGCAGCCCCACTGCCGGCGACGGTGGATGAGGCCATCAGCGGGTCAGCAAGCCTGCTGCGTCCCAGCCACATCTTCGTGCGGATGAATGGCCAGTTCACCGAAGTCTCCAAACACAGGTTCGAAGCATGCGCCAATACACAGAAGGCCTCTGCGCCGTCTGCCACCGTGAGCCCCGCCACCATGGCTGGTTTGACGTCTCGTATCGCGCTTCCGACCCCCGGCGGGAAAGAAGTCGAAAGTGCCTCTGCAGCCGAATCTGCCAGGACATCTGCCACGGGAGGAAAGGCATGATCGACCCGACCCCGAACGAAAAAGCGGCCATGGAGCATGGCGCCCAGATGGGCGGCGAGTATCTCGAGAGTATCGGCAAGACCGACATGCTGAGCCTCACGCCGCAGGAGTGGTCCACTTTCATCGAATGCGTGGTCACGGGCTACTGCGACTGCCTCCGCGATCTCGCATCGACCGACAGGAACCGGCTTGACGCCCTGAAGGAAGGAGTGCCGTTCTGATGGCAAACATCAACTTCATGGCGCGCTACGGCGAACGCCTGGTGAGCAATGGCTATGTCATCCTGCCGATCGCCCCCGGTACCAAGAAGCCGGGCCGCCATGCGCGCGGCAACTGGGCAGACTATCCGGAGTGGAACCGCCATGCGGCGCGGCCCACCACGGAGATCGAGCTCAAGGCCTGGTCGCGCTGGCCGGGCTGCGGCATCGGCATTGTTGGTGGGGCCGTGGCAGCGGTCGACATCGACATTGCCGAGGATCCGGATCTCGCGCTCGCAATCGAGAAACTGGCGCGTGAGCGGCTTGGCGACACGCCCGCCGTGCGCATTGGCAAGGCGCCCAAGCGCATGCTGGTCTATAGGACGACGGCGCCCTTCAAGGGGATCAAGCGCCACCCGCTGGAGGTTCTGTGCCTCGGCCAGCAGTTCGTGGCCTATGCCATTCATCCGGATACGGGCGAGCCCTATGCCTGGCCGGAGGAGGGACTGGCGGATCTGGATATCACCAGCCTTCCGGAGATCGACGGGGGCATGGCGCGGGCGTTCCTGGATGAGGCAGAGACATTGTTGCCGCCGGGACTGCGCCACAAGACCCTCAGCGTTGCGCCTGTTACAGACTCCATGCTGCCATTCCACGGGCAGAAGGGCACGCTGCCCGCCATTCGTGCCGCACTTGCCCACGTTCCCAATGACGAGCTCGATTACGATAGCTGGGTACGCATCGGACTGGCGCTGAAGGGAGCGCTGGGTGAGGCGGCAGAGGAACTGTTTTCCGCATGGTCGGCGCAGGCCGAGAAGAACGATCCCGCCACCACGGCCAAGTCCTGGGCGAGCTTTCGCCCGGATCGAATCGGCGCCGGAACGATCTACCGCCTTGCCATGGAGCGGGGCTGGCAGCCGGAGATCGGCATGATCCTCGATGGCGAGCCGCAGGACGAGATCCATCCCGCAGCGGGGCTGCTTGCGCGGTTTGGCGAGCAGGCTGTCCAGATTGCAACACCTCTTGCGCCGGCGCCTGCCTTCGATCTGGTCATCCCGGATGGACTGGTGGGCGATCTCACCCGCTACATGATCGCCACCGCGCGCCGCCCGCAGCCGCTCTTGTCGCTGGGCGCAAGCCTCTGCGCCGTCGGCGCGCTGATGGGGAGGCTCTACCGGACGGAGAGCAATCTCCGTTCCAACCTCTATGTGGTGGGTATCGCCGACAGCGGCTCCGGCAAGAACCACGCCCGCGAAATCGTCAATGAGGTGTTCTTCGAGGCTGGGCTCGCCAATCACTTGGGCGGCAACAAGATTGCCTCCGGGGCGGGTCTGCTTACAGCACTTCACCGCCAGCCTGCCATCCTCTTCCAGATCGATGAATTCGGCATGTTCCTGTCGGCTGCGGCGGACAGGAAGCGCTCGCCCCGGCACATCACCGAGATCCTCGATAACATGACGGAGCTCTACACGGCGGCGGGCGGCATCTTCCTCGGCGCGGAATATGCGAACCGGGACGGCATGAACGAACGGCGGGACATCGTTGAGCCCTGCCTCTGTGTCTATGGCACGACCACGCCGCTACACTTCTGGGGTGCATTGCAGGGGGCGAATGTCGCCGATGGTTCACTTGCTCGCTTTCTCATCCTGCCCAGCGATGAGGATTACCCCGATGAGAATCTCGCGGCGGGACTGCGGCACGCGCCTTCCGAACTCGTCGATGGTCTGCAATGGATTGGCAACGGGGGTGGTCGTCAGCGCGGCAATCTCGTGGGCAAGACCTCGGGTGCAAGCACGGCCGTGGATGCTGCCGTCGTACCGATGACGGAGGACGCCAAGGCTTGCTTTGCGGCACTCAGTGCCGAGCTGACGGTGGAGCTGCGCGCTGCTGCGGGCACGGCCTTCACGGCGATCCTCGCCCGCATCGGCGAAAATGCCATGAAGCTGGCTCTGATCGTCGCTGTCGGGCGCAATCCTGTGCGGCCCGTCGTGGAACTGAGCGATGCAGAGTGGGCCATCCACTTCGTGCGTCACTTTGCTGGCCGTACGATGGAGGCGGTGGAACGGCATGTCGCGGATACCGAAACCGAGGCGCATCTGAAGCGTCTCCGTGAAATCATCCGTGCGGCGGGCAGGGAAGGCTTGACCAAGTCGGAGATCACGCGGGCATCGCAGTGGCTCAAGGCGCGGGACCGCAACGAAATCCTGGACACGCTGATTGAGAGCGGTGATATCAAACCAGCTATGCGGGAAACCCGTGGGCGTAGGGCCATGGTGTACCGCGTGTTGGTCTGAGGGCTTCTTTCAATGAGCCGTTTTCTTCAATTGAAAGAAGTTTCCTCGCAAGTGTCTGATTTGAATCAGGTTTGCGCCCTTGTACCCTTCTTTCAATATTTCAAGGATATCCTTGTATGTATGGGTATCCCCGCGCGCGCGTTGAAGATGGAATGTGGTATCTATTGAAATAATAGAAATATTGAAAGAAGGTATAAGAGATAGACATCACAAGGGCTTAGCAGCCAACTTCTTTCAAGATCGCGTCTTGAAGGAATTGAAGAAAGTCCGAGGCGGTTAGCCGCCACGACGATGACCTGACCAGACCCCTTTCGGGTCCGGGCGATGCGCCTCCCTCACCGGACAGCGGTATCGCCCCGGCCGCCAACCCGAAGAGGAGGTCGTCATGACCCAACCCACCGAACATACCGCGAGCATTCTCGCACTCGATCTCGGCAGCACCACAGGGTGGGCTGTCAGAACCAGCCGCTGCCGGATGCTGCACGGAACCGCCGAGTTCCGCCCCAGCCGCTTCGAGGGTGGCGGCATGCGCTACCTGCGCTTTGGCAAGTGGCTGGACCAGACGCTGGAGATCACCGGCGGCGTCGATGCCGTCTACTACGAGGCGGTACGACGACATCTCGGTACCGATGCTGGCCATGTTTACGGCGGACTGCTGGCCACGCTGACCGCATGGTGCGAGCAGCACCGCATGCCCTACAGCGGCGTGCCGGTGGGCACCTGGAAGCGCCATGCGTGCGGCAAGGGCAACGCGAGCAAGGACGAGGTCATCGCCGCGATGCGTGCCCGCGGCTTCTCCTCCGCCGATGACAACGAAGCCGATGCCATCGCTATCCTGCTCTGGGCTCTCGAGACGAACGGGGGTGTCGCATGAGCACTCCAGCGGAGATGTTCCTGAAGCATGTTGCGAACGTCATCGCCGAGCGCAGCACCCAGTACGGGGATGCCCAAACCTCCATGGCAGTGATTGCCACCCGCTGGTCGGCAACGCTGGGCCGCGAGATCACGCCGGCGCAGGTGGTCCTGTGCCTGCTCGACCTGAAGCTGGCGCGCCTCGCCCACGACCCGGCTCACGAGGACTCGGTGATCGATGTCTGCGGCTACGCGGCGCTCCTCACTCAACTCACAAAGACCGCCGAACAGGAAGGACGCTGAGTCATGGCACGTGGACGAAAGCGGAAACCCGGCAATCGTTACGCCTGTGGCAAGCGCACCAGGCAGGAAACGGAGAGAGACGCCATGAGCGTGGCCATCGACGCTCGCCGCCGCCACTTTGGCGTGACGGCAAAGCAGGCGAAGGACGAGCGGCTCGGTACAGCGCTGGGCAGGCTCGCCTTCCGCGAGCTGATCAGCGAGACGCAGTATCATGCAGGCATCGCCTTCGCCGAACTGTACCGGCAGCACCATGTGGTGATCGGACTGCCGATGCCGAGCCCCAGCTCGGTGGCCGGCCTGCTGATCAACGAAGGCATCTTCGGCGCAAGTCCCAGCGAGCCTGTGCTGGAGGCGATCGAGAAGCTGAAGCGGCGCTTCGCGGAAGCCACCTCGGCCCTCGATGTCTGCGATCGGGAGCAGCGAATGTCGTCCGGCCGCCGGCCGACATTGCTCGTCCATCGCGTGATATCCACGGACGAGGACGCGCTGCACTGGCCCGAGGACGATATCGGAAATCTTCGGGTGGCGCTCAATGCGCTGGTGCGCGTGTTCAGGCTGCGGTGAGAGTTATCCACAGGACAGGAGTACGCTTGTTTCCGCAGGAATACGCAGCACCACGCGACTGTCATCGTATTGAAAATGTTGACTAAAAAGTCTTGACGACAGCATGTGACACGGCTAGAAGTTCCGATATTGAAAGCTCACAAATGCGCCCGGAGATAACCCTCCGGGCGTTTTGCATTTCGGAGGCAGGTAATGCGGGTTCGCTTCCTCGAGGCTGACGATATCCGGATCCGCTTCGAGGCTGCCTGCCTGCGAATGGGCGAGGGCGAAGCCCGCCGTGCGTTCTCGATGGCGCTGAACAAGGAGGGCCGAAAGTCCTTCACGCAGATGCGCCGGTCGCTCAGCCAACAGTCGTCCATTCCCCGCAGTGCCGTCAACGCTGCAACGCGCTTCCAGCCTGCGACCCGCGCCACGGTGTCCACGGTGACCTCGGGCACGGGCCGCCATCTGCCACTTTCCTTCTTCGGTGCGAAGCAGTTCTCCTACGGCGTGCGTGCGAAGATCTGGGGCAAGCCCCAAAGCTTCCGCTCCGCCTTCGTGGTGAAGCGCTACGGTGGCGGGGTCTTCAAGCGCACCGGCATGGCACGCTTTCCCATCGAACAGCTGTGGGGACCTGCGGTCCCCGTCGAAATGCTGCGTGACGACGCGTATGCCACATGGTCGGACCAGCACCCGCGCGTGCTGACGGAGTCTGCGCGTCTCATCGCACTGATGACGACTGGAGCGGGGTTCCGCGGTGCCCAGCGCAATCGTAGTGCCGCGTAGGGGGGCGGGGCTAGGAGCCCCATTGCGGGGTTCTGAGTAGCGCGGCCGCCGCAGCCCAATATTCGGGTGTTTTTCTTCTTTTCGTTTTTCCGTTTTGGTTTGAATTGCTTGCGCTGAAACGCCCGGAAAACCGGCATTTCCGTTCAGAGTCAGGGGGTTCGATGATCGTCACCGATATGCCGGTGGAGACGCTGGTTCCCTATGCCCGGAACCCCCGTAACAACACCGCCGCCATCGATGCAGTGAAGGCCTCGATCGCCGAGTTTGGCTTCCGCCAGCCCATCGTCGTCGACGAGAAGATGGTGGTGATCGTCGGCCACACCCGGCTGGAGGCCGCCAAGGCGCTAGGACTGAAGACTGTCCCTGTCCATGTCGCCGAAGGGCTGACGCCTGCGCAGGCCAAGGCCTATCGCATCATGGACAATCGGTCCCATGAGAATGCCGAGTGGGACGACGAGATGCTGCGGCTGGAGTTCGGGGACCTGAAGCTCGACGACTTTGACCTTGCGCTGACCGGCTTCGTATCCGAAGAGCTCGACAAGCTCCTGGGCGCTGAGCAGATCGAAGGCCTGACCGACCCGGACGAAGCACCCGAGGTGCCGGCCGAGCCAGTCAGCCGGTTGGGGGATCTCTGGATCCTCGGCACCCATCGTCTCCTCTGTGGCGACGCCACTGTGGTGACCGACGTCGACCGTATGATGGACGGGCAACTTGCCGACATGGCCTTTTGCGACGCGCCTTACAACGTTGACTACGCGAATGCGGCCAAGAACAAGACGCTCTCCAAGGACCGGCGCATCCTGAACGATGCCCTGGGCGAGGGCTTCTACCAGTTTCTCTACGACACTTGCGTCAACCTGCTAATGGTCACGAAGGGCGCCTGCTACATGAGCATGAGCTCATCGGAACTGGACACCTTACAGCGGGCCTTCAAGGAGGCGGGCGGCAAGTGGTCGACCTTCATCATTTGGGCGAAGAACACCTTCACCCTCGGCCGCGCCGACTACCAGCGCCAGTACGAGCCGATCCTCTACGGCTGGAAACAGGGTGCCGACCATTTCTGGTGCGGCGCCCGCGACCAAGGGGACGTCTGGTTCGTCGACAAGCCGCGGGTGAATGACCTCCACCCCACCATGAAGCCGGTGGAACTGATCGAGCGGGCCATTACCAATTCTTCGAAGAGCCGAGACATCGTCCTCGACCTCTTCGGTGGCTCAGGCACAACGCTTATCGCGGCTGAACGGACGGGACGGTCGGCGCGGCTGATGGAGCTCGATCCGCGCTATGTCGACGTCATTGTCAAACGCTGGCAGGAGTACACCGGCGGCACGGCCGTGCTCGACGGAGAAGATCGAACATTCGAAGACCTCCAGATGGCACGCGCGAAGCACGCCGTCGGAGCCGTTCCGGGCAAGTGATTATGACTTCAGCCTCGCCTCCAGCTCTGTGATCTCGTCCTTGATTTTCAGCTTCTGATGTTTGATCTCAGCCAGTTCCTGGTCGCTGGACGAAGCATGGGCAACGGAATCGGCAAGTTGAGCCTCCAGAGCCTTGTGCTTTGCCTTCAATGCTTCGAGGTGGGTTTGGGTCGACATCGTCACTCCCCTGCTGGTTCTGCGTGAGGCAGAATATCTGGAAGAGT